CCTGTTGTATCATTATATGAACCATTATTTATAAAACCTGTATTACCTCCTGATACAGTTCCATCAAAATAACCATTTCTAACAAAATTAGGAGCTGTAGAGGAAGGTGGTGTTCCCGGAAAAACACATTGAGAAGAACCATTTCTATATGGTATTTGAGTATCTCTATAGAAAGTACCACAAAAACTACTAGGAGCTCCTCCTCCTGCTCCTTCTTTAAACGAACAAGGAAACCAATTTGTAGTATTAGGAGTCCCACTACCTGCATTAAGATTTAATCCTAAATAACTATAAGAATTAAAACCACTTAAACATCCTGCCTGACCTATATTACCTGAACCTAAAGCTGTATTAAAAGTATCATTAGGAACGTTATTTTGGCTAATAGTAGGAACGCCACCTCCCGTTGTAGTGGTGACTAACTTTTTATCTATAATCTCTATTTCTATTGATTTAGCCATTTAATTCCTTTGTGTATTAATTTCGTGAGACTCTGTAAATTCTATATTCATTTGAATTAAACCACTATCTTCGTCTACTAAAGTTGTGCCTCCATTTGTTATTAAAACAGGAATATAACCGGTATCTGAAGGTCTAGCCTGATTTGTAGTGGTTAAATTCTCTAAATACTTTGAGCCTAATGATTTTTTCATTACCCAAACATTAGGGGATGTTAAAATTTCTTCTAACCATTTAGATTCAACAACATTTAATGGGTCTGTGAATACTGTATAATTTCTATTAGCATTAACATTAATAGCTTGTCTTGAGTGAGGATACATATTAGCACCTATACTACTATTTGCAACATTTGCATCTGACTTTTTTGGGTGTTTCCTGTCAGGACTTCTTTGAGTTATTATTTCTTGAGAAACTTCTGCTGAAGATGTTATACTAAATTTAGCAGTATAAGTATCAATTCCTCCCATTCTATTAAGCCACATAAATTTAACTCCATTCTCAAATCCTAATGTATCGTTCCAATTACCCTTATTGCTTAAATCTAATTCATAATAATAATGTGAAGTTAAATACTCAATGCCACCTGTTGTTTTTTCTGCTACAGCTCTTACTCTATAAAATTTATCTGTAGCTGATATTGGATTTGCCGCATAAGAAGGAGTTGAGTATTTAATTTGAGTCCCATTGTTGTGTTTATTTATCCAAGCAGGAGATATATTTTGAACAAATTGCCTGTATTGATTTCTGTCAATTTTACCATTTGCATTTATCGTAGCTCTACCTGCCATCATAAAGTCTACCAAATAATATTTAGTTCCTGATGAAAGTCCTGCCTTGGTGCTAGCAACCTGAACCTCAAGAGCAAAAGCATTACAATCACTTACTGACCCTGAAGTTATATAAGGCAAATCTCTTTGCCACCATTGTAAAAATTCTGCCTCAGATGTTAAATTTATTTTCTTGTAATACACTTCATTTAACAAATCACTACTACTTGCACTATATTTCTCATTAGGAGAATTAGTTAAAAATTTTCTACCACTTGAGAACCTTCTAACTTCATTAACCTTATGACTAAAATCATCTTCCCATTGCCAAGCGCTATTAACTATATAAATATCCCTAGAAGGTCTTGATGAAGGGTTATCTGAAACCTCTAAAGTTCCGTCTGATTTCAGTACTTCAAATTCTGCTACTACACGAATTCTTCTGTCAGCCCCATTAGCTGTTAAGTTGTGCATACTAGGCGCTCCTGTAGTAGCTGATAAAGCTATGTCCTCCATAACAAATTGACCATTTAACCCGCCATATAAATTAGGTTGTCCACTTGCATTCATACCTCCTGTCGGTCCTGTAGCTAAAGTATTCAATCCACCCCAAGTTCCTATATTATTAGGCACTAGACTAAAAGATAATAAATCTGCACAAATATCGCTTATATCTATAGTAAATCTATGCCCGTCTAATGAAGGATTCTCGGCTTTTCTACCATTCCATTTTTTAGGTATGTCTTTTGATTTCTTTACTGTTGATATAAGATTCATATCAGAAGTAGCAACAATAGCTGAATTTTGAGTGGTATACTCGTATATCTTAAAAATAACATTTACTAAATCTCCTGTAACTCTCTCGCCTGAAGCACCCGTACCCTCTTGAGCCTGAGTAAGTCCCGTATTTTGCCACCACACTTGATATGTCAAATCTGAATTTACGCTATGAAGTAATGTATCTGTATTCCCTGCATAAACATCATAAACATATCCCCCATCATTTGCTGATAGTGAGCCGTAAGCTGAAGGAGCTATACTAAAGAATATAGTTGTGTAATTTAAGTTTTGTGCCATCTTCTAATATATTTTATATTTGTCATTTATGTACTTATCCACAGCTCCTCTGTCAAAATCATTTAATGCTGAATCATAGGCAATAATCTCCACTAAACTTCCTTCAAAATTAGGAATTTCAGGTGGATTACCAATAGCAGCTGCAGTAGGGTCTGCTCCCAAATGAATCTTACCGAGTGAAAATTTATTTGTAGCATCAAATCCTACTGTGGTAACGGGAGTTCCTTTTACTCCATTTATATACGGAGTAAGAGTATCTCCTTTTAATTTATAACAAAATAAAGCCTGACTACTGTTTCCAAACCCATTATTAGCACTAATTGTTGCAGTTCCATCTGAAACTGTAGCTCGATGCCAATCAGTTCCTGCCGAGCCTATATTTATCTTTCCGTGTGTACCATTCGATTCACTTGTAAAAGCACTTCTCATTACAATATCACTATTAATATATCTTGCATTATATAAAACAAAAATGGTAAAACTTCCTGATGACAAACCTGTTAATCCGTAATTATTTGTAGATAAGTATTTAGGTTTAATAGGAAAATAAATTCTTGTTTTATTATTAAAAATACCTAGACTTTCAGAACTAGGATATGTATATCTTTTAGGTTGATAAGTAGAATTATCCTGATATAAATTCGTACCATTACCTGATTTGTCTCCCCAATAATTAACTTGTTTAGTTGGAATACTAAAATTTATATAACTGTCAGCACTATACCACATAGCTAGATTAGGTATTTGACTTGGATTGTGAGTAGGAATACTTCCGAACATACATCTTGTTACACCTCTCATTGTAAACTTCATTTTAATCTGAATAAGCCTATCATTTGCAACTTCCTTTACCCTCTCTATATCAATAGATTCTTCTAAAAAATAAACACCTACATTACTTCCTGTAGGGTTATTGAATTTAATCATTACATTATTTAACCACTCTAAAGATAAATCTTCTAAGTTATCCCATTTTTGTTCTAATTTAACTGTTTGCTGTGATTTCGTTTGGTATAAATCAAAAAAATCGATTTCAAAATTATATGACTCCCAACCATTATACACTTCAGGTAACTGAGAATCAGGTGGTATTATCATCAGATAAGGGTACTGAGTATTATGATGTTGATTTACTTCAAATTCATAAGCAAAATCCTTATCTCCATAAGTCCACTTACTTTTCATTGCATCTACTATGTCTGTTAGTCTTGTTATTGCCATTTTATTTTATTTATCTGCGTATATAGCCTCTTGAACTGCTCCCTCATAATCCCCTTTGGCGTTTTGCCAACTAAGATACGTTAATATCTTATATAAGTTTGTGTTCTTCACACTATCTATCTCATTCATTCCCTGTATTGTAAAAACTTTTTTACCTGCTAATTCGAATAAACTATTTAACCATCCAAAAGGCTTTATATATTTTTTATAATAACCTTCTGAAGCTATTTTTCCTTTTATACTTCCACCACCTCTTCTTTCTCCTCCAAATACATTTCCAAAACTCTGTTCAATGCTAGATTTTGTTTGGTCAAAAAAAAACTGAACTCCAAAATAATGTCCATTTTTAAGTATCTAAATTTTTCTGCTTTTATCTTTATTTCATCTTCATCATATTCCTCTCCTATTCTCCTGCATAGTATAGCCATTTGCTCAGGAAGCACATCATAATTACCATTAACCATTGATTCTTGATTCATATCCAACTGAGAGGATTCAATATAATCTCCAAAAGTATTTCCCTTCATATTATCTAACGGGAAGTAATATGTCTCTCCTTCGCATTCAAAACTATTAATACCTTTAGGTTTATATTCTTCTTGTAATATATTAATTGCTTGTAAAACCTTTAACGCCTTTTCCATATCAACAATCTCAATATCAGTATCACTTATTTGCGCTATATATTTAAAAAGGTCTTTATTTAAGCTAATAGCATCTCTTTCTCTAAGAAAATCCATATTAGCATTATTTAATTGGTTGGTATGAACTTCTAGCTCATCTTGAACCCCTCCATTAGATTTTTTATTATTAACTTCTGAATTATCTTTATATTTTTGAAATATTCTATATATTCCACACCAATAATCTAAAGTCATATCCTCCCAATCGGTAGGTATATTTATTGTTTTGGTTTTATCTCCATCAATAACATCTACAAATAACATATATTATTTTTTCATTAAATTAGTTAGTAAATCCTCAAGCTCTCCTATTGCCTCTAGCTTATCTAGCATTTTATTTGTCTCAGAAGTTATCTTTACTGTATTTTCAAATAATCTGTCAATAGCCTCATCCACATCATCAGTATTATTCTCGTCTTTTATTCCAATTAGAAATCCTGTTGAAGCATACATCATAAGATTTGGAATCATATAACACCATTCATTAATTTCTTGAGGATTATTTGTGTATTCTTTGAATTTATTAGAATACCTTACTACATTACCTAAAAGATTGTTTATTTCTCCAAATTTGCCTGTATTGGCATTTTCAGTTGCATCAAACATAATCTCTTGAATATCTTTTATATAATCCTTAAGATACCCTGCGTGTTTTTTATTTATAGCTTCTATCTTCATTTATTCTTAATATTTCACAATAATATGAAAAATAATCCGTATAGACACGAAGTTTTTAAAAGTGATTACTCGAAATACAGGACTTTTGAATGATTCCACATATTATTATTAACAGCCATAACTAAACAGTCTACCATATCATCGTGTTTAGCTGAAGGAAACCTAACAAGTTGGTTTAAAAATTCCTCATTCCACTTCCCTCTTACTAAACTAACCCTACCGCTTTCTAATGAAGCACTTATATCCTGCACTCTAGCTACTTTATCTTTAGATGGAGGTTTGTCTTCCCTTACATTTAGACCTGTTTCTTTTTTTAGTGTTTGTACTATTGACTTACCTGAAGCTTTCGGCTCAACATACACTCTACTTCTGTTTGAATATCCATTTTTAACAACCCATTGTTGAATAAACTTAATTAAATCGGGAAATTCCTTATATACGTTGATACAATCAACTATTTGCCATTTATTTTCCGTAAATGTATATGCGAGTAGTGCAGATGGGTCATTCTTCTCATTGGCGGTATATGCCGGGTCAATCACAAAATCTACAACTGTTTTTTCGTCCACATACTTTGTGTTGTCTATTTTAAACCAATCTGCCTTAATCATTCCTGAATTTATAGGTGTTGGTGTCTGCATAAGCTGTCCTGCGTAACCATAGCTACCTAAAGCTTGTTTATAGTCATCTAATATGTCTCTACTAAACCTATCAGACCAAAACAAACCATTTTCATCATAATTATCTTCAAGTGCAGCCGGTTTAAGGTCATTTGATAGTTCTGCGGGTATACATATATGTTTGTACTTCATTCTTGACTCGTGACCTATTAAAAATCCGCTCAGGTCATTCTCGTGTATCCTTTGCATAATCACAATTCTAACACCTGTCAATGGATTATTCAATCTTGAGTAAAATGTTGTTCTGTACCACTCGTTTGCATTTTCTCTTTCAATCTCTGATGCTGCGTGTTGAGGCGACACAGGGTCATCCACAATAAGGAAGTCCCCTCCTTGCCCCGTAACAGTTCCACCTACAGAAGTTGCTCTTCTCACTCCCATAAAGTTATTTTCATATCTTGCCTTTAGATTTTGGTCTTTTTTGATATGAAATATATCTCCCCACCTATCTTTAAACCAATCTGAAGTAATAATATCCCTACTTCTAGTTGCGTGTTCTATAGAAAGGTCAGCAGAATATGATGCTGTAATAAATCTCAACTTAGGATTCTTAATCCAAGTCCAAACGGGAAACATAACAGTCACTAATATAGATTTCGTACTACGGAACGGTATATTAATTACAATATCCTTAGTTTTCGGTCTATTGTCGTTTATCCTTTCGCATTCTTCTTGAAGAATATCACAAAGATATTTATGATGCCAATTAGTAGAAAGAGGTATAGAGGGTTCAATTATATGCCAAGCTCTTTTAAAGAACTCATAGAATGACAATTCACATAACTTTTTTTCTAACGCTTCCTGTATAGGGTCATTAGTCCTCTCCTTCAATTTCTTTCAGTTTTGCTTTAATATCATCAATAGATATATTATCATTAAAATCTATCTTGATTTTCTTAGAAGTATTATCTGTAATTTCGTTAGATGAAAGTTTTGGAACTGTATAATTCATTAATTTAGTAATAGCTCCAATATAAGCTTCAGGACTTTCTTCAAATAACTTATCCAAAGCTATTTTTATTTTATATGAATGTCCTTCCAATGCCCAAGCCAAAGCTGACCTGCTCATTTTTGTTATTTTATTAGGCTCTCCCTTTTTTCTTCCATTAGGATTACTAAGGGTTGGTGGATTTTTTTTTGTAATTTTTTCTAACTCAATATTATTATCCATTACTTTTTTTCTGAGTATTCGTCTTTTATCTTTCTCTTCCATATATTAAAGTTTTTTTATAGATTCGGTAAGCTTGTTAATATAATCGTCTAATTCATCATCAAGCATTGAAATAATTTTTTCGTCATTAACTTTGTCAATAACAATTTCCTCATCTTCATCTCTTTTATATGTGAATAAAATTAACATTTCTTTTCCTTCGTTCTCTATCTTAACTTCTAATTCTCCATTCATATGTAAGTCCTCCATCATATCTTCTGTAAAGTTGAAGTGGTAATCGTGGTCTTCATCTGAATAATACTTTTTCTTTGCCATATCTTTATTTTTATCTATTTGTTCTACTTTATTTATTGCCCACTCTACACCTGAAGTTCCTCCCCAAGCGTCCCACATTATACCTCCACAACCTTCTGTGTAAGGAACATCTTTATGCTGCTGATGTCTTTTGAAAGAAGCCATTCGGGCGATAGTGCTTCTTGTTATTTTATCTTTATTTGCTAATTGTCTAGCTCTAGTCCAACCGACTTGAGTACCACAACTACTTCCATTCTCTTCTTTATACTTTATAGCCTTCTTAGCATTATTAGTTGCCGAATCAGGATAGTCATTATATGTTTCTTCTGCATAATAATCTGCATTAGCTTCATCACATTCAGATTTAGAAGAATATTTACACTCTCCACTATCTCCAAACCTCCATAATCCATTTTCACACTCTAAGCAAGGCATAGTTTTATTTTTTTATGATTGTTTGCAATCTTTATACAGAATTACTGTTGTACCTGCAGTAAGAGAAATAGAAACACCTGTAAAATCTCCCATAATAGATTGTCCGTTTATATATTTAGACACCTTTAACTTTGTGCAATCTTGTGAAGAAATATTCTTTGCAGCAAGTTCTGCAAATGTTACATTAGGTCTTCCTGCAGCTTCCCCATTAGATATTACGTCTATTCTCCAAACATTATCTCCTGTTCCTGCACTCCACGTTTCTCCTGCTACCAATACCTCTATAGTTCCACACTTACAATTTTGTTCGTACATTAAATCTGCACTATATATTCCTGCTGAATTTGATGTTATTCCTGTTGGTTCTCCCATTTTTTTATATTTTTTATTTTAAGTTACAAATAAAAGAAAATATTCCGAATATCCTACGAAATTATTGGAAGTTTCTTATTTCTGCTAACATAAGGGGATAAACCTCACTCCTACCATAGCTATAACTAGATATATTACTATAATTATAACTATAAGGGTATACTGAACCCTTAAGCAACCCTTAGTCAACCCTTTAATATAAAATTGAAATTCTTTTCCCTTTCTATTATTATATATTTCCAAAAACTTCTTTGATTTGTCAATTAAATCCCTTACCTTTGAAATCTATTAGGATACACTATTGCTCATATCGCAATTAGCATATCTTATACCAAACAATACATAACAACAAACTATATGTTTAAATTTAACTTTTGGAAGTTCACTATACAGCTATTACCACCTAAAATAACCCTTAGATTATAAAATTGAAGTTGAAAACTGAGCGTTTGTGTGTATATGCTTAAAGAAGGCGTAGCCCAAATTTGACGGAATCTGCCTCTCCCCCACCGATATTTAGCCCCTCTTCAGCCCCTCCCCTACTGAAAATTAAGGTGTTAACCTGCCAATATGTCCTAAAATAATGACAAAATAAATGTAAAAAAACGTTGATTTTTGGAGGCGTGGCGTGGTTTTGTGCTTATCCTGTTCTTAATATCTAACTTTGTCAGAGTTTAGGAAAAAAAAGCTTGTGCAAGCGTACACAAAGCAAGCTAATAAGCCCCAAAACATTAATAAACTTATACATCTTACAAACTAATTTAAGCACGTTTAAAGCCTTACCCCCACCCCACCGACCACATAACACCAAGCAACACAATAAAACCGCTTAGAACGTAAAAAAACCACCTTTTTGGGGTGGTCTCTTGTTAGTTGCAAATACTTAGGAGGATAGCAATCCAAATTATAACGCTCAACAGCGTGTCGTTTATGTCGCTCTTCATCTAATGGAAGATTAAACCGACCTTCTTATTGCTTTGTATGGCGTTTAAATCATTAGCGCTAGCGTCTATATATCCCGCTTCTGTTAGCTCTTCAAGGCTCCCAAAGATTCTAGCGTGGCGCATTGTACTCGGGTTAATTAGTTCGTCCTTCTTGCTGCCTTCAGAGAATATAACAAATAGGTTTGAAGGTATCGCAAGCGCTGACTCTAGGAAGAATTGTATGCTCTTAGTATAAGCGTAAAAGGTAACGCCCGGGTTAACCTTGCATATGTTTATCCACTTGTTAAGGTATGCAGGGCTATAGAAGTCGCCGGAGTCGTGAATCCTTATATGGGTCGCCTTCTTGCGCTTGATGGCTGCCGTTATAAGGTCGGCAAAATTGTCCTGTTTACTTAATAAATACTTCTTTTCTTGGCTCTCCTTAACTACAGGAAATCGAGTATAATTGCCTTTTTGAGCATAGCAAAAGGAAACGCAAGCGTCCGCAAAGGGACACGTTATTTTACCGCTTTTTGTCTTGTATGCAGGTATTGAAAAATTGAAGATGCGAACCCCGGCTTTCGCCGAGGTCTTACGCATTTTTGAATTTTGGCTTAGTATTTCCATTATTCAGAGTCTTTAAATTTAGTGATAGTAACAAAATCCTGATGTATTTGCAGGCGTTCCGCCTCAGTAGATGCAAATATTAAGAAGATGGCATTAAGGTCTTGGCTTCCTTTCTCTGTGCAATAGGTTAAAATTTTCTTCATCTCTTCAAGGGTCAACTCGTTTAGGTTGTATTTAGTGGTCAAAACGTCCATTATTATTTTATAGTTGTATTCGTAATCTGTAGAGTTTCTCTCTAGGATTAAGATATTTAATGCCTTCAATTTTTGTTTTAAAGTGTAGTTTTCCATAGTTTTTTTTAGTTTAAGTTTAAGTGATTTTCTATTATTGTGACAGTCGTTTTAAAAAGGTTCGGGTGTATAATGTGGTTTTTGTCCGGGTCTAGTTCTTTTAGTTCCTCCTTCATCTGTAGGACTCCCTTACGAATTATTTCCTCAAAAATAATACATCCAATATTGTATCCGTTCCCTTCTTTTGTTAGTTGGTTAACCGCTCGGTTAATTCTAATGTGTGGCTTTTTGCTTTGCTTCATGTCTTAAAATGTTTTAATTAATATGATGTAAAAGTATAAATTATTTATCCCTTATGATAAAATAAACCTTTATTTTTACGCCAATATGTCAGCATAAAAAAGGGATAAAAAAAAACCCCCTCCCCTCCTCTCTTCCCAAATCTAGCAAAAAAAAAAGCAAAAATCATAAAAATAAATATTTTAGGGGGGGATAGATATACCGCTAGCAGTTTCAACAGTTTCAACAGTTTCACTAACCCCTACCCTACCCTAGAGCCAACTCTAGTAAAAAAGTAAAAAGAAATAAATTTCTCTAAAAAAAAGGATATACCGCAAGCAGTTTCAACAGTTTCAGGTACAAAAAAAGGCTACCATATTTATGATAGCCTTCTTAAATTTAATTTTAGTTATTTACAAATGACCTCCATATGAATTGCCATCTTCATCAGCGGGACATTGAAATCTCCATTCAGTATCGCTTTCAGACTCATTCATTCCATCATAATCATACACTCCACATCCAAACTCATATTCTGACTCTTCATACTTTGTATCCATTTGGTCAGCCCATAACTGTTCGTTATCATTTATCCAATCCATTATATCATCTTGCTCAACATCATTAGGCACTTCAATTTCCACCTCTGTAAACTTGTGGTAAACTGAACGTTGCTGTATTTTTACCTTTTTAGTTTTTAGTTTTTTAAATTCTTTTTTCAATTCGTTTTCATCTTTATCGGACAAAATTAATAATCCTTTTGAATGTAGATTATGAAGTTCGTGAATAGTCGGTGTATATCCGAATTTTTTAATATACTTTTTTATTATTGTTTTCATTGTTTTATTAGTTTTAGTGAATAATTTTATATTTCGTATTTAATTCCTTTGAACCTTAGACTAAGTAGTCTATCAAAAGGAATTGTTCTGTATCCTTCTTTATGTGTATCAAACACAAATAACATATTGTAATCTTCAGGGTTAAAGGCTCTCTCTCCACCCTTAAGGTGCTTCTTAACGCCTAGCCTAGCCGTCATATCTCTATGAGAACCATCTTTCTTAGTAAATGACACCCCGAATATCTTACCATTCGTATCGTGTATAATCTGCTTCGCAGTTTCAGTAGTAATTTTAGTCATAATAGTTTATTAGTTTATTTTAGTTTAGGAGTTATATTACTGTGAAGCCTTTGCTTTCCATGAAGCGTAACTAATACTGCGGGCAAAAGCACCTTCTAGAGCCCATTCCTCCTCTTGAATGGCGGTAAAGCCATAAAATCTTATATCATATGTTGAAACCTCATCGTGTAACTGTTCCTCTTTTGAATATACTGATAAAAGTGTATTACGTTTAGATGTTTTTCTTAAAAAACCATCCTCTGTATTAATACTTGTAATTATAGCGTCTTGATGACCATCTGCTTTTGAGCCTCTCATTAAAACTGAGACCTTATCTCCAACTTTATAAAGAATATCTGATGATATTCTAGGAACGAAATGCTCATCTTCTGAGTATATACCTTTGAAGTCATGCAGTACATCAGTTAACTTATGCTCTAAGTTATTTACTACCTCCTCAACCCATTCAGGATTCAACTCGGCTACTCTTCCGATAATCATTTTTTGTTCATCTCTGTTCCATAATCCCGCAGTAAATGTATCTGACATCCATTGGATAGGAATAAGGAAATCTAATCTTGGTACTAACATCTCATTTTTTTTCATAGTTCTTTTTTTAGTTAAAGTACCACAAAAGTAATATAAAATATTAGACTACCAAAATAATTTAGTCTTTTTTATAAGTTTTTTTACTAAGTATTTGGTTTATCAAGGGCTGACTAACCTGATATTTGGTAGCTAATTGACCTTGAGTAAATACACCTGTTTTGTACTCTTCTCTTATCATTTCAGCCTCTTCATAGGTAAATTTGCGCTTAGAATAACCTCCTCCACGTCTATCTTTCCGGTCATATATGCTTATACTCATAGTCTATTTTCTAAATAATCGTCAATAACTTGTTTACACTCATCAAATCCTTTGACTACTTTAGCATAATAGCCAACCTTATTAAGATATTCCACCCATTCTTTCTGTTCTTTAGTAGGGTAACACTTCTTATTTGCTTTTATCTCTAAAAATAGACCGGCATACTTATGAGTAGGGTAGCAGACCTGAAGGTCGGGAAAGCCTTTTACATATCCTGTTTGCTTACCTTTTATCGCTTGCCTTATGGAAGTCCTTATTCCTCCTAGACTTGCGCAATACCTTGCCTTTGGATACTGCATCTTTAGATACTCCACTACGCTTTTTTGTAGATTTTCTTCTTGATTTTTCATTCTTTAAATCTCTTCTTATTTCCATCATTTTATTATAAACCTTAATCTCCATTTCTGTGTAGTCTAATGTCAGGTCAATAACATCACTTTCTAGGTCTTTGAACCTAAAGTTTAGGTATATACAGTAAAAAATTACGAAAGTTATTAATATAGTTTCCATAGGCAGTTTCAAGCAGTTTCAACAGTTTCAACAGTTTCAACTGTTTATTTAATTATTTATTAGTTTCTCCATATTGACCTTCAATAAATATTTTTTTAAATACAATATCTATATCCGGCAGTTTCCTATTGACCTTTCTTGCCATCTTGATTAAGATACTTTTATCTCTCTTAATCTCATCATCAACATTAGTCAATACAAATGTATCAATTTTTTTATAAACAAAAGGTCTTATGCTACCTTTCTTTTTAAATCCAAAATCTATTATAACCCTATATATTGGCTTTTTCACTTATTCTCTCTAATTCAAACTCCAAATGCGCTATTGCTTTTTTAATACAATCAACTGCTGTTGAGTGTTTTTTTTCACAACGCAGCAAATATGTCGTGGCAGTTCCGATATTATAGGATAAATCAAAGCCTGATACAACCTTCCTTGCTTCATATCCATTATTACCTATGTAGTAATGTGGTATTCTATTGTCTTTCATTTAATCTATCGTTTTCTAGTCCTCCTGTTCGTGTAACAACTCTATCTCTTTTGTCCATTTCTTTAATCCTCCAAATAATCTTTTCATTATTCCTTCTTCTTATTTTACCTTCTATAATATTCATTACTATAAGCATAAATGTAATAAAAAGCACAACTACTACTGTCATTGTTAAATAAATCATTTTTTTAAAATTTTTAATAGCTGATTTGAAGTATATATGCGGTCATCCCCATCATAATTTTCATATATCATTGTAAAGTTATCATCTTTCCAAGTCCATAAAGACTTGACATTCTTTTTGATATTGTCTTTCAATATCCACTTAATTGTTTTGTATGTTCTTTTTTCTTCCATAGTTTAATATC